TTAATCCCCCGTGGACACTGCGTGGACACTCACGCCACCTTTCAGCGGATTAAGGGCCACCGCATCCTGCAGGTAATCCGGTGCAAAATGTGCATATGCCATTGTTTGCTGAATGGTTGCGTGGCCAAGAATCTTCTGAAGCGCAATAATGTTTCCTCCGTTCATCACAAAATGGCTGGCGAACGTATGCCGCAGCACATGTGCAGCCTGGCCTTTTGGCAAATCGGGCTTAACTCTTTTCAGCGCCAAGCAGAATTCCCGGTACTTCACCTCAAACAAGCCGCCTGTTTCTCTGGTTTTGATCGCCTCACAAACTGCCTGCGAAATTGGCACTGTTCTCTTTCGGCCATTTTTGGTTTCAAGAAACGTTACACGGTTATGAACTATCTGTTCACCACGAAGCTTACAAGCTTCACTCCAGCGCGCCCCCGTGCTTAAACACAAAAGCGCAACACGCCAGTAATCGCCCTCCAGTGTATCGAGCAATAGCGCCACTTCCTTCTGGGACAGGAAAGCCATTTCTCGTGGAGATACATAAAGAATAGAAATTCCCCTTACCGGATGTTCTGCATCCCAGAGGCCTATTTTCTTCAGTACGGTAAACATTCCGGATAACCGATTCATGTATCTGTTAGCAGATGACGGTTTCAATCCATCAGCTATCTTTTGAGAACGCCACGCGATAATTTTTAGCTTATCAAGATCCACAGCCTGCATATCAGCGCCAAGCTCATTGATTATGTTGCGCAGTTGTTTTCGGTCTTCTTCCGCCTTACGCCTGTGCTGGCCGTGATACATCCACCACAACTCAAGCAAATCATTTAGCGTTCGACGATCACGGTAGCCCTGTATATATTCCCGCTTTTCAGCGTTCGCCATGATGTAGCGTTCAGTGGCCACCGCTACCGATTTTTTGTCAAATACCTTACGCACGCGCTTTCCCTTGCGTCCGTTCGGCCTGATGTCCAGCAAATAACGACCATCTTCGAGCTTCTTAATCGACATTGCGAAGCCCTCCAATGAACCGCTCTACAATTTCTCCAGCCTCTTTCCAGCAATAATCAGACCAGACAAAAAGCAGGTCTAACCAGTTTTCTGGCCTCAGCGGGATAATTTTTGGATTGTTTCGGTTGAAACACGATCTCCCTCCGAATTGCAGGAACCATCAAGAGAGAGAGCCGGAGAAATTTGCCCAACCTCCGGCATCGTTTCATCTGTTGATAACCAATAAGCATATTTCTTAAATTTAGGGTGTTTCGTAACCTTAAGTAAGGCACCCTCTGTTACTTGCTTCCCCCTCACCTCATAGTTAGTTACCGTCCCATAAGGCAGCCCAACACAATCCGCAAACTCCTGGCGGGTCATACCTTCTGCTTCACGAATCAGGCGAAATTTTTCACCCATGCTTGACAAAGATGCCATATCGGGCATATCCTCCATCGCAACATGCCACATCGGGCATAAACATAAAAACACTCAAATAAGCCGATATAAGCCATTTTGAGCCATTCGAACGAATTAGGGAGATTACCACAATGAGCGAATCAGAGCTTGGGGGCTTCATTCAGGTAGCACCATATCCACTTGAAGCGGTGCCATATCAACTATTCGCCAAGATGATCGGCCGCAAGGAATCCACAGTCAGAACCATGATTGACGCAGCAAAGCTACCGACAATTGACTTTGTGAAACCAGGTTCAGTAAAGACGCGTGCATCAGAAAACTGGGTATATCTGCCAGCATTTAACGAAGGCATGCGCAAAGCGTTTTTTGAGCAACCGAAAGAACGCCGCGATGCATGGTTGTTGTGGCTGGGGCTTTAGTCATAAATGACCAGCCATATCATCAGCGCCATTCTGACCCTTGTTTTTATTGAGATAGGCGTAATAGCGATCTATTTGTTTCGTAAGTTAACGGGACATGAAGAACGCTTTATTGAACTCAGCATTAAATATATCGCCGCTTATACCAAAGGGCTTTTCCCGGCAGCTATTGGGGCGATGTTTATAGCGTTTGTTATCTGGTTTATCGGGTGAGAAACCTGATAAACCACAACTACTGCAATGAGGGTAATTATGTGTGGCATGGACAAATTGGACCTTATGTTAATTGTAATACTATCAATTAACTTCGGTTACCTCTTAAGCGGCGTAATTCTCATGTGCGGAGGCAAACGAAAATGAACCAGCAGTCCGCAAAACGTGAAAACAATGCGATGCGATTTAATCGCAAATATTTTGAGTTTGGCAGCTATGCCGGAATAATTAAATCTGTACAGAGTCTTTAACATGAAACAGCAACGTAATTCACGCTTTCGTAATGGTGCTGAACGTCACGCTAACCGTTTCGCTACCAGTGCATCACGCAACAACATTCGCTACAGCCTGAGTGATACACACGCAACGCCGGATGGCTACCCAGTAAAACAAATCGGCGAGCATGCCTGGCTAATTGAGAAAGCTGGAATCGTGGTCCACAAATGCCCACGCAATCCGTTTACTGGAAACCGCATTTTTGCTCTAAGCAGCGGCGACAATCAGTTCGGGCAGGATTTCACATTATACGAAGCACTACGCACGGTTGATCGTCTGCTTCGCGGACAAAGTTTTATTAAACAGGCTGATTTATAACAGGTGCTTTATGACCAAAGACCATGCACAAGGTGTATTTATCCGTTTTATTGATTTTCGCGGTGAACTGTTATTACGCGCATCCGCTATTGATGGAGTGGCTCCGGCGGGTAAAAACGGAGCCGACGAAGCCACTTACGTTTATCTGAACGGCACGCGACTGCTTGTGGAACTTCCGTACCAGACCGTACGAGAAATCATTAGCAAAGCTGAAAAAGCGCGCCAGGCTAATGGCAATGAACCCTATATCGAAATTATTTGCATGGATTCAGAAGCTGAAATTCAGAAAGCAGATTAAAGGGTGTTGCAATGGACAAAGAATATAAAACACTCATCAACAAAGCACTTGAGCGTTTTTATTTTCGCTTAAGTGCATCAGGCGCTCATGCTGAACGTGCAGCCCGTGACTCATTGACCAGGGCAATCCGGAGTCTGTATGACGTGGCTTTTTACGCTGATGATCTGGATGCACTTAACGAACTTTCCGAGCTAATCTGTGCCGCAGAATGCGGGGAACATATTGAACCGTATAAGCTGGGGAATATCGCATGAGTATATTTATCTCATGGCTTGTTCTGATTATTTCTGTGGTCTGCGCCATTGGGATTATGCGAATTATTCATTCAGTAAAAAAGATTGAACGCTTTTTCACTGGCGAATAACAGAGAAAAATAAAACCACAGGTTAAATAAGAAAATGTAAAAACAATCCGCATTCGCGGAGGTATTCGCATACGCCAAGGAGGCGTAATAGCAATTAAGCATTTTCCTGTCGTTCGTTTTACCTCCAGAGGACGTGAATACGAAGTCGACGAACGCCTGATTACCACAATCGACAAACACCGTTCAGAAAAGGATGCACATCACATCTATCTCACTGACGGCACTAACTTCTGCGCCACGAATGTGGTGCAGGTGAACCTTATCCGACAGGTACAGGAGTCACGCAGATGACCATTCTGGATTATATCGCTGCCAATCCGGGGTGTAGCGGTGGAGAAATCGCCGCAGCACTGAATACCCCAACCACAGCCATTAATGCGGAGTTACGCCGACTCTGGCGCAGCGGTTCAGTCATAAGAAAAGAGCGCAAAACAGGCGGTCGCTTTTCTTACCAGATAAACCCGATGCCGTTCGGGTGCGGCAATCCACTTACCAACATGTTTAACCAGCTACTGAAGGAAGCCAGAGCATGAGCGCCATCAACCACCAGGAATTACGCGAACTGGCAACTGACCTTCAACGAATGGCAACGCATCAAAAATTACTGGCGTTTCGCGCAATGCTCTCGCCGTCTGCTGTGCTGGCACTGCTGGATGAGCTGGAGCACGCCAGAACCACGGCTCCTGCCATTCGCCTGACACTCCATCATGAAATCGCTGATTTCTGCGCGACGTTGGAGGCACCCGGCGAACCGGAAACGCCGGAAGCAATACAGCAAGAGCTGCTGCAACGCATTGACAAGGTTTTTGATTTTTTTCTGAACCAGTAAGAAACCAGAACATGCACACACAAAAAAACCGCTTGCCATGCCGCAATCAGTCAGGTTACATTTCCGCTGCACCTCACAAAACGGGTGCCGGGTTTCGCAGCCTGCTGACTACACAAGCGCACAACCGCGCCAGCGGTTTTTTTGTGCGTACTGTATTGCCACGTTTTTTTCGCGTCAGAATTATGGCGGGGCGTACGGGGCCGACTTCGGTCGGGCCGGGTTCTTGTGTAGCCGGTACTGCGAACCTCGTACGTCTCGCCACCCACAGTTTCGCAGCTCTGGATGGTGAGTTTTCACAACTTACTACACAAGGGGCCACACCATGGCAAACCGCAAACCACACCGCGCTATCGCGGAGCGTCGTCACATCCAGACTGAAATCAACCGCAGACTTTCCCGCGCATCACGCGTCGCGCAAATCATGCACATCAATATGCTGCATGAGCACAGCCACGCACTATCAAACATTTATTCCGCCTCTGTTTTCAGCTATCTGGCGGATGATCTGCACGAGCTTCAACAGCTCATCCAGCAGCAAAACAAACTCCATTAATTCCTGTTCCGGGCCTTTCCTGCACCTTGCGGCGGGAGGCCTTCGCACATCTGTAGTAAAGAGAATTGCAGCATGATTGACCGTCACGACTTCGTAAAATGGGTGCGCACACAGGACACCCGTCTGGCCCCAAAACTTCAGGCAATGTTTGATTTTTATCTCCGTGCCCGCGCCAGCCGGGCACGCACCACAAAACCGGAGAACGCAGACACCCTTTATTTCACCGTGGACGACTGTTACCGCGTAGCCTTCACGCCACAAGGTCTGGCCCTGTACACCCTGACACCACACGGCGACTCCCTGCTGGCGTATTACAACTCCCCGGCCTCCGTATTTGCGGCAATGCTGGCGCATCGTACCGCTGGCGGGTGTGCCTCGCTGAGTGAATACACCACTGAATTTAACCGCCTTTCCGTCATCTTCTCGCAGGAGTGGCAGCGCGTGACGGGATACCAGCCATGAGTGAGTTTGCATGGAGCTGGAATGAACCGCAGCCAGCTATTGATCCGGACGACTTCGCGAACTTCAGCCAGTTGCCAAAAACCGGACTGCAACGCGCCATTCGTTACTACTATGAGGCGGACAAAAAGGCTCAGGAAGAACAGGATGCGAAGGAAGAAGCCTTTTTCGCACAATCCGCCATGGGTAAAAAACTCATGGCATCCCTTGAGGAAGCCGGGCAACGCGAAAAACTGATAAAAAACATCATCAGTAAGCGCCAGGAAATAAAGCAAGACCCGGTGGCCTGCGCCTTTGCCGAACTGAAGGCACTTCCCGTTTATCTGCGAGACCCCCTGAGCCGCCGCCTCTCTTTTTTACGTAAGAAGCAGGAATCTGACCGCCAGAAAGGAAAAAACGCCAGGCTGGCAGAACGCTATGCACAAGGAACCCTGCTCAAAATATTCAAACGTCTGAAACGCACTGACGGACGCTGGCTGACACCGTGTTATTGCTCCCTTGCCGGACGCGAACGCCTGGACGATTTGCTTTACCTGCCGCAGCTCAACAAACACCAGATACAGACGCTGGCCACCATGACGGCGGCGATGTTCAGCAGCACTTTTGAAACACTCTGCGATAACTTTGGCGCGACCGATGGCGAGCTGACCATGAAAATTGCGCTGAAGGCGTATCAGATGCTGGCCCGCATGGCGTTACATCTGCACACCATGCCGCCGCATTACGAAGCACTGAGAACGGACAAAGACCGGAAGAACGCACCGAATACGGAGCTGCTGCCGGGTGCCATCCTTCGCCTGACCTGTGCGGAATGGTGGAAACACAAACTGTGGCTTTTACGTTGCGAGTGGCGGGAAGAACAACTCCGTGCCGCCTGTCTGGTTTCCAGAAAAACATCACCCTATCTGAGCCAGGACGCGTTAAGCGAGTTTCGCGCACAGCGCGAGAAAACACGCGATTTTCTGAAAAGTTTCATGCTGGAAAATGAAGACGGGTTCACGATTGATCTCGAGACGGTGTATTACGCGGGAGTAAGTAACCCGGTTCACCGTAAGGCAGAAATGATGGCCACCATGAAGGGACTGGAACTTCTGGCCGAAGCCCGTGGCGACAGAGCGGTGTTTCTGACTGTCACCTGCCCGTCAAAATACCACGCAACAACGGAGAACGGTCATCCGAACCCCAAATGGAACGGGGCCACCATGCGCGACTCCAGCGATTACCTGGTTAACACGTTTTTTGCGGCGGTCCGCAAAAAACTGAACCGCGACGGTCTGCGCTGGTATGGCATCCGCACGGTGGAGCCTCACCATGACGGCACTGTGCACTGGCATATGATGGTCTTTGCACATCCGGACGAGATTGAAACCATCGTGTCCCACGTCTGCGATATTGCCATTCAGGAAGACCGCCACGAGCTGGGCGATGACATAACTCCGCGTTTTAAGGCGGAGTACGTAGACGGCTCAAAAGGCACACCAACCAGCTACATCGCCACCTACATCGGAAAGAACCTGGACAGCCGCGCCGTGGATGGCATCGACCCGAAAACGGGCAAGCCACGCGTTGACCACGAAACCGGAAAATCAATGGCCGAGAGCGTGGAACGCGCCATCGGCTGGGCGCGCCTTCACCGGGTCCGCCAGTTCCAGTTCTTTGGTATCCCCTCCCGTCAGGTGTGGCGTGAACTGCGCCGCCTTGCCAGCCAGATGGCACGCAACCCGGAAGGCCCGCAACGGCTGAAGGATGACGCAATGGACGCGGTACTCGCTGCCGCTGATGCCGGATGTTTTGCCACCTACATTGAGAAACAGGGTGGCGTACTTGTTCCACGCAAAGACTACCTGATTCGCACCGCCTACGACCTCGCAGATGAGCTGAACGATTACGGTGAACAGAGCGTACAGATTTACGGGATCTGGTCGCCGCTCATTGGGGAGTCTTCCCGCGTATGCACGCATCCGGATAACTGGAAGCTGGTAAGACGCAAACCGGAAGCGGAAGACAGCGCCCGCGAAAATGGTTTTGACCTTCAGGGCGGCCCTGCCGCCCCTTGGACTCGTGGCAATAACTGTCCCCGTGTACAGGAAACAGACAACAACGGGACAGAACAGCCGGAAGAACGACCAACATCGTGGCTGCAGCTCCCTGACGGCGTTGAAGTGAACGAATGGATGCGCTCACTGAAACGACACGAACGCCGGGCGCTGATGCGTTCGCTTCGTGACAAACAGGCAAAAAACAGCAGCGATGAAATGCAGAGCTGGACACAGAGCCGCAAACAGCCGCGGCCTTTGCCTGATAACCACGAGTTACTCGCTAAAGAATGGCGGGAGTCTGCTGAATCTCTCGGCCTGCATATCGGTGAACAGCAGATGCAGCACCTGTTACGGGGCGGCAGTCTGTACGTTGACGGCAGCATCATTGCACCGCAGGGATTTGAAATTGTACGCAAACCGGATACCCGCCCGGACAGCCGAATCACGCAGCTCTGGCAACGCCTGAGCCGTAATCACGGCGTAAGCAGCACGGAGATCCGCCATAACCCGGTCGCCAGCTATCTGGAACAGCTAGGGGCATCAGACCCCGAAGCCGCCGCACGCCTGGCATCCACACTTCAGCAGGACCAGAACACCATGAAAACCCCCGTTACCGTGCTTTCTGACATGCTGCGCGCCATCCGTGACGCAGAGCACGCACAGAGAATCAGTGAAACCACTGAACGCGCCCGCCGCAAAGCAGACCTGCTGCGGAGTGGCCTGACCAGTGGAAACAAAAAACAGACAGAAACGGGATTCACAAATCCCGTAAATGAGCAAAAAACGCGCCAAAAAACATGAAGTGCGCACAAAACAGGCAAAAGCGGGATTTCAGAATCCCGTAAACGATTAATTAATCAACATAAGGAAAACCGACATGAAAATTTACATCGACGACGGCTCCACCAACATCAAGCTGGCATGGACTGAGAACGGCGAACGCCGCAACGCCATCAGCCCGAACAGCTTCAAGTCGGAATGGTCTGCGCCGTTCGGTGGCTCGCAGCCTGCGAACTACATGCTTGATGGCGTGCGCTATGGTTTTGATCCGGTCAGCGATCGCTTTGTCCAGACGACCGACACGCAATACCAGTACAGCGATGTGAATGTAATCGCCATTCACCACGCGCTGGTCAAATCAGGCATCACACCACAGGAGGTGGATGTGGTTGTCACCCTGCCACTGAGCGAATATTTCGACACAAACGCACAGCCGGACATGGCCAACATCAACCGCAAAAAAGCGAACGTTATGCGCCCGGTGGAGTACCAGAACGGTGAGGCATTCACTATCCGTAACGTGCGGGTTATGCCTGAATCCATTCCGGCTGGCTTTAAAGCACTGGCTGACATGAGTCCGTTTGAATCCCTGCTGATTGTGGATTTAGGCGGAACCACGCTGGATGTGGCAAAGGTTCAGGGACAACTGGCAGGTATCAGCCAGGTGTTTTGCGATCCACACGTAGGCGTTTCCCTGATGGCCGATGCCGTACTGTCGGTGATGGCCACTAACGGTATGCGTACCAGTCACCACATCGCCAATACCATTATCGAACATCGCCATGATGAAGCCTGGCTGCGCCAGCACATCCACAATGACGCGCATTACAACAGCCTGATGGCGGTTATTCGTGAAAAGGAAGAAACACTGAAACAACGCGTGATCCGCGCGCTGGCGGTTTTTTCGGGTTACGGGCGGGTGATGGTTGTCGGTGGAGGGGCGGAGATTGTGGCACCCGCTATCCGCGAAGCCTGCGGAGTTAATGCGACTTTCATCGCAGACGGGGTGCCACAGTTTGCTCTGGTTAATGGGCTGTACGCAATGGACAAGGAGTAAACCAATGACGACACCAACCAGACGGATAAGTTACTATCTGAAGCCCGCCGCCGTCAAGAACGAAGGCGAAGCATGCGCATGGCTGGACAGCCTTACACCAGAAGCCCGCAAAAGCGGCCAACGCGTGGCTTTTCTGGCCGGGCTGGCACTTCTGAAAATGAATCCAGCAGAGGCTTACCGACTGGCTGCATGGGCTGACGATGAGGCGTTATCAGTGACACAAACCAGGATAGAATGCCCCGCGTCACAGCCAGTATCAACCGCACAGATAACCAGTCAGATGGCCGGAAATATCCGGGCGTTATTTCCCGAATAACACAACATCAGGGCGCATCCGCCCTGATGACTTTAATCCGGGAACATAAACAAGGGGGACACAATGCAACACATTGACAGAGAAAAAGGAAAAAAAGCATGAACAGAAAACAGAAACAAGAGTTGAAATACTTCTTACGTAAAGAAATTGCCAGGCTTGAAGATGCAGAGTCACAATCATCAGAAATTCCGTTCGGAATGGATATCAACGACGCCCGTATGCTTCAGGCATACCGTATAGCTCAGGCTGCACTACAGACAAAACCGTTAAATAACATACATGAAAAGTATGATTATTTTACGGATACCGCTTGCTTGCTGACATCTGAAGAACAAAAGATAGCCCAACTTTTAGGCGACGCATGGAACCTGTATTTAACATTGCCAGTTGAGCATCCAATGGGTAGAGATGAATTTTGCCGGGCAATTCATCATTGCCAAAATATGGTGTTGGCACGCCCGGCCATCAGGGCGCTGGCCAGGAAGGGGCAAGGCTATAAAAGATAAGTAAAACGCCCTCCTCCAGGGCGTTTATTTCAATGCACAATAGTGCACAAATTTGCACAATTTTTTTGAACGACTTTTTACCCTTCCGGCCCGCATGGCGGCTGGATCCGTCAAGGATCCGTGCGTGCACAAAAAAACGCGCTTTTTCTGCGCGCAGGTGACGGGGGAACAGCCCGCGTTTCAGGGGGTAAATAGCATCCCCTGAACGATATCGCAGCGACACAACAGAATGGCTGTATTTCTCACGCTGAGCGTGAAAAAGACGTGAGGGCTTTTGATTTGATGGGGTGAAAGGTAAGGCCGTCAAAATCGCACTGAGACGGCGAGAACATGCAGTCAACGCGGTGGGATTGCGTAAGAGTCTGACTGTCGATGATGGCAATAAGCAGGAAAGCGTCGTGAAATTATCTGATTGATACAAGAGCTGGAGAGTCGGGGCATAAATTTTTTATGCCCCGGCGAAGCAGCAGACAAGCGAAGCGCGTCAGGATGTGGGCTGGGTGTCCAGCAGTGCGTAAGGGTTAAAGCGGATCACCTCTTCGCCAAGCCAGTCATTGATGTGCTTCATAGCCTCCATGACGGGCATCAGCTCGTTAATTGCGTAAACCCGCGCGGCCTTTTCCACATCACCAAACGCACTTTTTTCGCCCGGCATCGCCCCCATCAGTTGCGGCGGAACGCGGTGCGCAGCCAGCACATCATCACGGGATGCCGCCTTAACATTCATGAACTCATCCTTTGCGGTGATCTGCTGGAACGGCAAAATTTGCACCCCCTCTTTGCCCCCGTTGGACGCATGGATGAGCACGTTTTTAAACGCACCACCACCACGCGCACCCTGTAACGTTTCTTTCAGGGAGTCCATGCTTTCGCGGTTTACCTGCGCTGCACCGATGTAGATGATGCACCCGGCGTGGGATCCATTGTCGTAATACAGTTTTCTGAACATGTCCGCCGAATGAGACAGGCTGGCCGAGAGTAATGCGCCAAGATATTCCGGCATGCCGTAAATTTCCTGGTTAATGTCCGGATTCATCAGGTGGCACACTTTGCCAGGGCGAAACTGAAACGCGTCCTTGCCATCCTGCACATACCACCATGACTCAAGATCGCTTCCGCGTCGCATGTATTTCGCCAGTGCGTGCCGTAATTTAAGCGGTTCGCCGAGCATATTGCTTCTAAGCTCAAGAAATGCGTTACCGAACACAAACCAGTCCAGCGCCAGCGCCGAGAAATCCTGCCGGGAAAGCAGCGGGTGCGGAATATAGCAGCCGAGCAATACATTGCGCTTAAAGTAAAGCGCAGACTGATGCCAGGACGTTTGCCGGGCAGCTCTTGCCAGACCGTACCAGTCCACCGGGGTTTCGTACCACCGCCCGTTATCAGCACAGTACATATTGTCCAGCAGGTCATGCCCGGTCAGGCGGTAAGGACCATCAAATGTGAATGCACTGAGCGACGATTCTTTCCTGAGCGCATCAGCGAGATCAATACGTGAACTCATGCGCAATTTTTTATTTTTTCTGCTCATCAGAACTCCATAACCGTGAAACGCTCGTTTTCTCCTTCGCCGCCAATCGGTTCGTTAATGACAGCAAGCATGGTTGCCCACGCAAGGTCGCCGTGGCTGATCCCCCTCGCACGGTCCGTTTCGTAAGTGATAAAGCCGCCCGGTGTTTTCACCTTACGCACGGCGTTAAAGGCCGCGACCAGCTCGCGTTCGGCGCGATCGTATTCCCACCGCCCGGCACGCATTATTTGCAGCATTTTCAGTACCAGCGACCGTTTTGATGACAGGGTGAAGGTGTACGGAATAGCTGCAGGGAAAAACCGTTTCACTATCTGATAAACAGCCTCCCCGTTCCCGCCCGTCACATCAATGCCGATGTGTTCCACGTTGTAGCGATACGTGAACTCTTCAATGACTCTGGCCTGTTCTTCAAACTCCAGCCCCTGAACGCGTCGCGTCTCCACCGTTCGAAAACGGCCACCAGGAACAGCCGGAGGAACCACCACGGACACAGCGCCGCTGTCGCCGTTGCCACTGCTGCCGTTTGCGTCATACCCAATCCATACCGGACGATTCCCCATCGGGCGGGGAGCAAAAGGTTTCCAGTCTTTCCAGTCGTCGTATCCGTCAACACCGCAGCCAATCAGGATATTCAGGTTAAATGCCGATTCCCCTTCGCGGACAAACTCACACATATAGAGATTGAGGAACTCGTCTTCGGTGTTTTCATCACGAATTTCGTCGATATCGGTGTGTTTCCAGCCGTGTTTAACCACATCTTCCAGCGTGACAATTTGCCGCCACGTCCGGTCAGGGCAGATAAGCCCGTTATGCAGCGTTTTCCAGTCCACAGAAAAACGCTGGCGTTTATGCGTGGCCTTTTTCTCGTTCCAGCGGTCGCCGTTCCAGTAGGCGTATGCCTCGTGCGTTTCGGTGGATGGCGTGGAGAAGTAGGTGCGCCGCAGTCCGCTGAGGGTTGCCATAGCGCCAGCCACCTTGCGCAGTTCGGCAAAGCGACTGACCCAGAAAAATTCATCAAAATAAAAATTGCCCGTATAGGACTGTGCCGACGCAGCAGAAGTGCCGAGAAAATGCAGCTCTGCGCCGTTGGAGAGGATGATTTTATCGCCCCCTTTCAGCTCCACATCAACTTCAGCCGCGGCCTTCTGAATAATGCTTTTAAACTGGAACGCCTGACGACGCGACGCAGACAAAAAAATCTGGTTACGCTGGTAAGGTTGCGCCACATCGTCACGCAGCGCCATCAGCAGAGCTTCCTGTGCAAAATACCAGGTCGCCCCAATCTGTCGGGATTTCAGGATCATCCTGTTACGTATCCCGGCTTCCCTGCAAAGGGTCAGGGAGTCAAACCAGCCCCGCTGATGCCACTCCAGCCTGCTGATGATTTTTTCCCGCAGTGCGGCAATCTGTTCCGGCGTGAAATGATTTTTGAGTTTTTTCGCCCGGCCTTTCTTTCCTGCGGCCATCACATCCGGCTGGCCATCATGCAGCTTTTTAAGCTGCCGGGTCAGCAGGTCTATTTCCTTAAAGTCACCGCCTGTTTTATTCTGTTTTTCAGTAAGCTGGATGAGGCGCGCATCGATGGACTGCGTGACACGCTGCACGGGTGGAGTTTCATCCCACTGGTCGCGTTTTTTCCACGCATAAATCGTGTTCGGGTTTATTCCCATCAGACGTGATATTTCTGCGGGCGGATAACCCTGCCAGTAAAGTTGTCGCGCACGCTGGCGCACAAAAGCGTCCTGAATCATTGCTCCCCCTGAGTAATTACAGGAAGATTACCCGCGCGCGAAACCGTTCTCCTTAACCCCCTGTTCTGACTGTTTTCTTACAACAAAAGCCCTTTGTATCAGCCTGTTACGCTTTGCCATCATGACTGAAGAACCAGTCAGAGGGGCAAAAACTATGGCTAATGAAAAAAAGACATCCCGCAAAAAGTTTCGCGTGGCTGTCTCCGGATCAACTGTTGATGGCCGCGAAATCAGCCCGGTACATCTGCGTGAAGCCGCCGAGAACTTCAACCCGGATGTTTACGCTGCCCGCGTGAACGTTGAGCACTATCTCTCGCCATGCCCGTCAAGCGAATTTTCCGCAATGGGCGATGTCACCGCGCTGAGTACGGAAGATATTACGGAAGGCCCGCTGGCCGGACGTACTGCGCTGTATGCAGAAATCGAACCGACCGAGCGCATGAAGCAGCTTGTCGCTGACGGCAAGAAAATCTATTCCAGTATCGAACTGCACCCGCAGTTCTCCGTTAACGGGCGCGCCTATCTGGTCGGGCTGGCGATGACCGACACCCCGGCAAGCCTGGGCACTGAGCGCCTGAAATTCACGGCACAGCAACGTCAGGCGGTAATGACGTTCAACAGTGTCCAGGGTGAAGCGCCGCTTATCTCCGAAGCCATCGAGTCTGAAATCATCGAAATGGCAGAACAACGCCAGGAAGAAGGCACCCAGTGGTTTAACCGCGTAATGGGGATTATTGGCCGTGGCCGCAAAGCGGATGACGCCAGTTTTTCCCGTATTCAGGAAGCGGTGGAAGGCGTCGCAACGTCACAGGCCGACATTATCGACCGTTTTAATGTGCTGGAAACCCGCCATCAGCAGGACCGCCAGAAAATTACGTCACTGACCACAGAGCTGACAGCACTGAAGGAAAAACTGCGCACGCAGGACGGCGATCCGCAGAACCGGTTCACCGCAACGGGCGCAGCCTCCGACCAGCTGGCTGACTTCTGATAAGACAAAGGAGCAAATTTTTTATGAATCTGGTGATGTCAGATATTACCCGCAACAAGCTGGGTTGCTATATGGCGCAGCAGGCGTCGCTTAACAATATCCCGGTTTCCGCACTGGTATCGCGATTTACCGTGGAACCCTCGGTACAGCAGCGTTTTGAAAACGCCTCAAAGGAAAGCACCGAATTTACAAAAAGAATTAACGTGATCGGCGTGACCGACCAGAAAGGCGAAAAAATCCTCCTGGATACCACCGGGCCGATTGCGCGCACGAATACCAGTTATGACGGCACAAAACGCCGTAACCCGAATAACGTGGTTGATCTGAAAAACCGCAAATACCAGTGCGAACAGGTGAACTACGACACGTTTATTTCATATCCGCAGCTTGATGCCTGGGCGGCACACCCTGATTTTCAGTCCCGCATCAGCGCACAGATTGCCCGACAGGTGGCACTTGATCGCATCATGATCGGTTTCAACGGCACGTCTCACGCGGATGAGTCCAACTTCAGCACCAACAAGCTGCTTCAGGACGTTAACGTGGGCTGGCTGGAGCACATCAGAACCGACGCCAGCGAACGCGTTATGAATGACGTGACGCTGACCTCCCGCAACATGGACAACACCGTGGCACACGCGGGTAAGTATGCGAACGCTGATGCACTGGTACAGGACGCGCGTTCATCCCTGCTGGATGAATGGCACAAGGAAGCTGACGACCTCGTGGTGATTATGGGGCGCAACCTGTTTAACTCGCTGCGTCTGCCCGTGCTGAACAGCATCAGCGGCCAGAATCCTAATGCGGAATTACTCGCCGGGCAGCTCATTCTGTCATCGCGCACCATTGGCGGGCTGGGCGTGTTCCTTGCGCCGTTCTTCCCGGATTCAACGATGCTGATCACCTCATTCAACAACCTGTCAATTTACTGGCAGAAAGGTTCAATGCGTCGTCTGATGAAAGACGAACCGGAATACAACCGCATCGCCACCTACCAGTCCATCAATGACGCTTATGTCGTTGAAGACTATGGCAAGTGCGCGATGGTCACTGGCCTGAAGTTCGCCGACAGCTAATCAACTCACGGCGGGCATCATGCCCGCCTGTAACGGAGAGAAAAAATGATTACTCCTGCACAGCAACACTGGCAGAACGTGATGGCACAGCGCGCAGGCCGGGCGAATGAAGGCGTGGACCACGCCGCGCGTACCGCGCATGAAGAGGTGCTGTATCGTCTGCGTCTGGCACAGGCCCGGCTTAAGGGCGTACAGGCCAGAAGCGCGAAAGCCGCCATCAAAAAAGAGTTGTTGCCGGACTTTTCCGGCTGGATTGAGGGAACGCTGGAGGCTGACGGCGGGCAGCAGGATGAAGTGATTGCCACGCTGATGGTGTGGGCGATTGACTGCGGCGATCTTCCGCTTGCGCTGCGTATTGGTGCGTATGTGGTCCATCACAACCTCATCATGCCGGATAACTTTGGCCGTACTGCTGCCACAGTGCTGACCGAAGAAATCTGTAATCCGGTACTGACGCAGGCCGGGACGGATGCCGACGCGGATTTGTCCGCCTTTATCGAACCACTGGACACCCTCCGGGAGATTGTCACCGACCAGGACATGCCGGACGAAGTGCGCGCCAAATTATGCAAAGCGTGCGCCTTTGCCCGCCGTGGCCTGAGTGATGCGGACAGCATGGCCCTGTCACTGAAGCTGCTGCGCGAAGCAATGCACCTGAACCCGAACGCAGGTGTGAAACGCGAGATTGCAACCCTTTCCCGCGCCCTGAAAAAAGCCGATTCCGCAGCCGCACCAGAAGACGCCAGCGCACAGCAGGCGCAGGACGAAAGCAGCAAAAGTAAAAAGACAACGCGGAAGCCTGCAACACGAAAAACCACCGCGACGCAGAAGGCGAAGCGCGGTTAACGACTGACCCCGTCAGCGGGCGGCGTGCGCGGTGTTCCGGTTTGACTCCGTGACCGTTTACACCGCGCACCCACCGCCCGATTTTTTCAGGAGTGAACCCCATGAGTATGGTTGCCAGAACCAACCCCGGACCCGCAGAGGACGACATCACCGATACCGATGATGGTGATACCCGTATTTCAGCGGGTGCATTCTGGCCGGATATTGTGCTGCGTGAACTGCGCCTGGCGGTACGACTGCCGGGACGTGTGACCACCTCCCGCCTGCTGCATACCGCCACCGGGGCCGTGGCACACGTTACCCGCGAGCTGGAAGCGTGGCAGCAGGAACAGCAGGCAGCTGGCCATCAGACGCTGGCCGATGTTCCGGCACCCGTAATTAACGGAGAAAGCGTCAATCTCTGGCACTGGCGCAATGCGGTTTACACCGCCACACGCGCCCTGATTCTGGAGCGTTACCGCGATGCGGACACAACGGACAAGGGCGACCGCCGAGCGGACGCACTGGATATACAGACATCGGATTTGTGGCGCGATGTGAGCTGGGCCATCTCTGACATTCTGTGCCGCCCGCGAATCTTTGCGGAGTTGTGCTGATGAAAGTGAAGGCACTGGAAGGCGACACCGTGGATTCGCTCTGTTTCCGGTACTACGGCACGACGCAGGGCGTCACCGAAAAGGTGCTGGATGCCAACCCCGGACTCTGTCAGCAGGTATTTCTGGACGCCGGGCAGGAAGTTGAGATGCCGGAGCCGGAGAAGAAGAAACGAGAAATGATTCAGTTGTGGGGGGAGTAGCAGTGAGCACCATTCAAACAGGGATCACTGAGCAGGTTATTGCGTGGCTCTTTGACCACCTGCCAACGGTGTATGCAGTAGGCGCGGCGGTCAGCATTTCCGCGCTGATGAGTCTTTATGACGGACGAACACTGGTTCAGACCGTAACGGGATCGCTGGCGTGCGGCGTTCTTGCCATGGCCGTGGCCGGGTCGTTGCGCTTCTTCGGGTTTCCTGAAGATGCCGTGACGTTTATCGGCGCATCAATCGGTTTTATGGGTGCAGAGAAAGCACGCGACAAGGTTATTGCGGCCTTTAATCGCAGGGTGAAGGAGAAGGACGAATGAGCAACACATTTAAATTCAGCAGCCGGAGCGAAAAGAATTTGCAGGGCGTAAATCCTGATCTGGTGAAAGTGACCCGACGGGCACTGGAAATCTCGGAAGTGGATTTTGGTATCACCGAAGGGTTGCGCAGCCGTTACCGCCAGAAGCAACTGGTGGCCACAGGTAAGAGCCAGACCATGAACAGCCGCCACCTTACGGGGCATGCCGTGGATGTTGTGGCTTATATCGGCAGCCAGGTGTCATGGGAATGGCCGCTGTACGAAAAAATCGCAGCAGCATTCAGACAGGCCAGCCGGGAACTGAATATTCCGGTGGAATGGGGCGGCGACTGGAAGACTCTGAAAGACGGACCGCATTTTCAGTTACCACCCGGAGCCTATCCGGCATGAAGCTCTGGCCCACGCTTGGCGTCGCTTTCCTTCTGATTGCCGGATGGGGAACATCCATGCGTCTGTCGTGGTCGCTGGGCCGGGAGAACGCCAGAAACGAAGCGCAGGCCAGCACCCTGAAAAGTACCGCCGACACCCTGAATATCATCAGCGCCGGGGTACAGGATATGCAGCAGGTGCTGGCGCAACTCCGCGTGGAAAATCAGCAACGCAATCAGGACGGAGAGGCCAGACGTGAACAGCTACGCAACGATATTGCAAAAGATGAATGCGCCCACGCTTTGCCTGACGCTCGTTTTACTGACAGGTTGCGCAGGCACGCAGAACGCGCCACGGCCAGCGCCGTCAGTCCGGCTTATACCGCAGACGCTGACCATACCGGTAACGCCTCCCCCCTTCCCTGACACTCCCACATGGGGAAATCTCGGTATATGGGGCGACCGCCTTCTGGATGCACTGGAAACCTGTAACGCGGATAAACGGGCCATTGAATTACTGGAACAGCGCAGGCTGCAAAGACTGAACAACGAGGACAACAACCATGCTGAAAACTGATTCCCTGCGTGAAGCCATGACCCGTTCATGCCGATGGTGTCAGGCCAACCCGGAAAAATTCACCATTTTCGTGGAGAGCGGCAACATTGAAACGACAGGAGAAACCCCATCGTTTGTTTACCGCTATCAGATGGTGATGTTTGTCATGGATTACGCCGGGGAGCTGGACGACCTCACGCTGCCGCTGCTGGCGTGGTTATCCGAAAATCAGCCACAGTTGTTGCTCAACCCTGAGCGTAATCAGGACATCAAATTCTCCGCCGTTATCAATGACGATGACAGCGCCGATCTCCTGTTTACGCTCCCCCTGCGGGAACGCGTTCGCATCACGCGCAGCAGTCAGGGCACACCGCAGGCAGAACACCTGCCGGAGCCAAAACCCCGCCTGCCATCTTCCGAAGGCGACTGGTCGCATGTATTCCAGGATGTGACGTGGGGTGAAAGCGATGGATAAGGCATTCACCCGCGTGGATGAAACCTTTGAGGCCATCCGCGACAGCCTGAATCAGCAGGCCATCAATAACATCGCCAGAAAGCTGGCACAGGATTTACGCCGCGCCCAGCAGGCGCGTATCCGGTCACAGAAAGCGCCGGACGAGACCGCGTGGACACCACGCAGACGCCGCGTAACCCGGATACAGGAACGCATTCGCTTTATCTGGAATAACGAAGCACGCACGCTGAAAAACTGGCATCACGACACGGGGAAATACGGGCGAACCATTACCGGGTGGGATGAGGATAAAAACAACATCCGCACGTTTTACCGGGATGACATCGACCGTTTTCTGGAAATACGCACCCGGCGCATCAACCAGGACAGCACAAAGCGCGTCCCCATGTTCGTAAAACTGCGCACCGCCCGCTACCTGAAAGCACGTGCAGATGCTTCCGGTGTGACGGTGGGTTACAGCGGCGTGGCCGCACGTATTGCCCGCGTTCATCAGTTCGGTGAGCGCGATCAGGTTGCGCCGGGCATTTTCACCGATTACCCGGTACGTGAGCTGCTGGGTATCAGCCAGGCAGATGAGCGCCTGATTTATAACACGGTGCTGGGCCGGATTGCGGAGGCTGTACGGTGAGCGCAGAACTCATGCGACTGCTGAGCAACATCATCCGCACCGGGATCATCTCTGAAGTTGATGAGAAGTCCTGGCGCGTGCGCGTTCGCAGCGGCGAACTGGAAACAGGCTGGTTGCGCTGGAACACCACGCGCGCGGGAGCCTTCAATGTGTGGCTGCCGCCATCACCAGGCGAACAGGTGGTAATTGCCTGCATTGGCGGCAACCCGGAAACCGCCATGATAATTGGCAGTCTGTGGAGTGATGCCAATCCGGCACCCGGCAAAAGCCTGAAAGAAATCGTGATCAGCGCGCCGGACGGCGCGATGTTCCGCTACGACGCGGACGCTGGCGCACTGAGCGCCAGCGGCATGAAAACGGCCACTTTACAGGCATCCGTCAGCGTGAAACTGGATACGCCCGTCGTGGAATGCACAAACCTTCTGAGAACGGCGACGCTTGACGTCACAAAAGGGGGAAAGATGAGCGGCAATATCACGCACAGCGGCGGCAACTTCACCTCAAACGGTATTACCGTGCATACGCATAAACACGGTGGCGTGAAAGGCGGCAGCGATTCGACAGGAGGCCCGCAGTGACAACCCGCTACACAGGAATGAATCCGGACGGGACGGGAAACCTGAACGATACGGAGCACCTGAAACAGTCAGTCAGGGACATCCTGACCACCCCGCTGGCAAGCCGGGTTATGCGACGGGAATATGGCAGCCTTGTGCCTGATTTGATTGACGAACCCATGAATAACACAACTCGTCTGCAATGCATGAGTGCTGCCGTGATTGCGCTGACACGATGGGAACCCCGCATTGCCCTGGACGCCATCGACGTTGTCTGGAAGGCAGGAGGCCGCGCCGGGGTGACGCTGTCGGGCACTGTCATGCAGACCATGCAGAATGTTGAATTAACCATCACGCTGAGAGAGTAAATCATGCCTGCTGTTGACCTTTCCCAGTTACCGGAACCCGCCATCATCGCGGAGCCTGATTTTGAGGCAATTCTGGCTGACACAAAGGCCATGATGATTGCGTCCTATCCTGCCGAACAGCGTGAAGCCGTCTCCGCCGCGCTGGAGCTGGAATCGGAACCCCTGAACGTTATCGCTCAAACCATGTCTTTTCGTGAAATGCTGTTACGCCAGCGGGTCAATGAGGGTGCACGCGCCTGCATGCTAAGCCACAGCGCCGGGACAGACCTGGACAACCTCGCGGGCAATATGAACACAAAGCGCCTGGTTATCACTCCGGCAACGGATACCACCGACGCAGTGATGGAAAGTGACACCTCGCTGAGACTACGGGCGCAACGGGCATATGACGGTCTGAGTGTTGCTGGCCCGTCAGGTGCATACGAGTATTTTGCCCGCAGCGCCAGCGGTCTGGTACGCGATGCGCGGGCCATCAGCCCGTCTCCGGCCAACGTGACGGTTTCCATCCTGTCCACTGAGGGCGACGGCACGGCAACGGAGGCGTTGCTTAATACCGTTCGCGCCGTTCTGAATGCAGAGGATACCCGCCCGGTGGCCGACCGCTTGACCGTACAGAGTGCCAGAATCGTGACATGGCGGCTGAATGCAAAACTGTACTTTTACCCCGGCCCGGAATCCGAACCTATTCTGGCCGCGGCGGAATCGTCGTTCAGGAAGTGGCTGTCTGAGCAGGGGCTTATCGGTCAGGACGTGGCGTTGTCAGCCATTGCTGCCGCACTGCATGTGCACGGTGTGCAACGCGTGGAGATAATCGAACCCACACAAAATATGGCCATCAGCGACATACAGGCGGCGCGCTGTGAGTCATTCACCATCAGCGAAGGTGGGCGTAATGAGTAATTCACTGTTACCGCCATCAGCCAGCAATTTCATGCGTTGTGCCGAAGCTGTCGGAACGCGCATTACAGACATTCCGGTAGACCTCAACACGCTGTGGTCGCCGGACACCTGCCCGGTGCATCTGCTGCCTTATCTCGCCTGGGCATTTTCCGTTGACCGCTGGGATCGCAACTGGCCGGAAGAGACAAAGCGACAGGTGATTCGTGATGCATGGCTGATACACCGACACAAAGGGACCATCAGCGCACTGCGCCGGGCCATTGAGCCGCTGGGATACCTCATTCGTGTGTCTGAGTGGTGGGAGTTCGGCGGAGAACCGGGAACATTTACCGTTGAAGTCGGCACGCTGGACAGTGGCGTGACGGAGGAAATGTATCTGGAAATGGAGCGGTTGATTGCTGATGCCCGCCCGGTCAGCCGCCACATGACAGGGCTGAATATCATTCAGGAGATCCCGGGGGATATTTTCGCGGCGGCAGCAACTTACGACGGTGAAGTCATTACCATTTATCCGGACGATTAAGCATGAGTACCACAACACGTAAATTTAAAACCATTATCACTGATACTGGTGCCAAAAAATTAGCTCAGGCAGCCGCGCCAGATGGTAATCCTGTCCGCCTGACTCACATGGCCGTGGGCGACGGTGGCGGCACGTTGCCCACACCAGACAGTAAGCAGACCCGTCTGGTGCATGAGGTGTGGCGACATACTGTTAATCGCGTCATCCTGGACGCAACACATCAGAACCGCATTATTGCGGAGCTGGTTATTCCTCCTGAAACGGGTGGATTCTGGATCCGGGAAATTGGTGTATTTGATGAGCACGGCGATTTAATCGCGGTGGGCAATACTGCCGAAAGTTACAAACCAACCGTTGCCGAGGGGTCCGGACGTGCACAAACATTTCGCACCATTCTGACCGTATCCAGCACTGCCACCGTGGCGCTTACCGTGGATAACACCATGGTGATGGCCACAGTGGATTACGTGAATGACAAACTGAAAGAACATGAACAGTCACGACGTCACCCGGACGCCTCGCTGACCGCAAAAGGCTTTGTTCAACTCAGTAGCGCCACTAACAGCACGTCTGAAGCACTGGCCGCAACGCCGAAAGCGGTCAAGACAGCCTATGACCTTGCTAACGGGAAATATACCGCTCAGGACGCCACGACGGCACGAAAAGGAATAGTCCAACTCAGTAGCGCCACTAACAGCACGTCTGAAGCACTAGCCGCAACGCCGAAAGCGGTCAAGACAGCCTATGACCTTGCTAACGGGAAATATACCGCTCAGGATGCCACGACGGCACGAAAAGGAATAGCCCAGCTCAGTAGCGCCACCAACAGCGATTCAGAAACGCTGGCGGCAACACCAAAGGCGGTAAAGGCAGCCTATGACCTTGCTAACGGGAAATATACCGCACAGGACGCCACGACGGCACGAAAAGGAATAGTCCAGCTCAGTAGCGTCACTAACAGTGATTCTGAAACGCTTGCCGCGACTCCGAAAGCGGTGAAAGCCGCTAATGACAATGCAAACGGGCGTGTGCCCTCTGGACGTAAGGTTAATGGCAAATCACTAGCCAATGATGTCAATGTTACATCGCAGGATATTTTTAACGACCAGAGTATTGAGATTGGTGCAAATCAGAATCTGGATAATTACAAAACACCGGGGCTGTACCATCAGCCATTGAATGCCAATACAAGCGCAGCGCTGAAATACCCGGAGAATTTTGCGGGTACACTGGTTGTGCTTAAAAATGCCGGGATAACACAGATTTACTATGTGTATGACACATCCAGAAGCTATACCCGCAGCCAGTACTCAACGGGTGACTGGACACCATGGACGCCACAAGATTCATTTCCGGTAGGTGCGGCGATACCGTGGCCTTCTGATTCAGTGCCTACAGGCTATACCGTTATGCAGGGGCAGACTTTTGATAAAACAGTCTACCCTCTGCTTGCAGTCGCTTATCCGTCTGGTGTGATCCCTGATATGCGTGGCTGGACGATTAAGGGCAAACCCGCCAGTGGTCGGGCCGTATTATCTCAGGAACAGGACGGCATTAAATCACACTCCCACAGTGCCAGCGCCTCCAGTACGGACTTGGGGACAAAAACCACATCATCATTTGACTACGGCACCAAGACGTCCAGTTCATTTAACCATGGCACTAAAACCACGAATAGCGCCGGGGATCATTCACACAATATTCCTGTTGGCAACACTGGCGCAGGTAATGGTGTTTCGGCTGGTTATAACTCAGGGCTTGGCACTGGAAAAACAAGTAACGCAGGGGGGCACTCTCACACAGTAAATATTGGCGCACACACTCATACGGTAGGAATTGGCGCACACACACACTCCGTTGCGATAGGTTCACACGGGCATACCATCACCGTTAACGCTACGGGTAACGCAGAAAACACCGTAAAAAACATCGCATTTAACTATATTGTGAGGCTTGCATGATTACGCTCATTCTTTCTGCACCAGTAACAGAAATGGCTGAAGCATTTAAGCAGGTATTTGCAAATGCAGATAGTGTGAATATTGTCGGAAAGCCATTTGAAACAATCAGAGAATTTGACTGCATGGTAAGTGCGGCAAATAGTTTCGGCCTGATGGATGGTGGCGTTGATGCCGCCATTACCGCATTCTTCGGTACTCAGTTACAGTCCCGCGTTCAGAATCATATTCTTCGTGAATATCTCGGCGAACAGCCTGTAGGTTCTGCATTTGTCATTGAAACGGGGCATAATCATCACCCCTGGCTGGTACATGCGCCAACAATGCGTGTTCCGTTGACAATTGACGGAACAGACGCTGTATATAACGCAACCTGGGCCGCTCTGCTTGCCATCTTTCAGCACAATAAAAACGCAACGACAGACATGAAAATAAAAACAGTGGTATTCCCTGCAATGGGGGCCGGATGTGGTCAGGTGCCGTTTGAAAGTGTTGCCCGACAGATGAAGCAGGCATGGGATAACTTTAATAAAAAAACAGAATCAATTAACTGGGAATACGCACAATCTCGCCAGTCGGCAGTATTTGGCACATATGCATACTGTCCGGGTAATTCCGTTTGCCGTTATGCGGATACTAAATATATTGGATGCGGCGATTATCGGACGTGTTGCTCTCGTTCCGGGCAAATCTGTATTAACCCTGAACATCAGGCTGATGATGTACTGATACAACATCAGGCTAATAACCGTTTTCGCCCTGGTTCGCATATACACCGGATTAATCCAGAAAATCCCGTAGGTAATGTCACCTCTGGCGCACATAGCCACGGAAGTAGCATCGTTATTGGTACTCCTACCCATACGCTCAATAAACAATATTCTGTCTCTGATATTAAGTAGAGGTGAACATGGATTTCAGAATGAGTGAACAATCACGGACCATAAAAATTTATAACCTGCTGACCGGAACTAATGAATTTATTGGGGAAGGTGATGCATACATTCCACCTCATACAGGTCTGCCTGCAAACAGTACCGATATTGCACCACCAGATATTCCGGCTGGCTTCGTGGCTGTTTTCAACAGTGATGAGGCATCGTGGCATCTCGTT